GGTTCTGGTAGTTGGATTGGAACCTCAAGTGATTTGAGACAAGCGGCGGCAGCCGGTGTCGCTAACACAGGCGGCGGCGGTGGCGGCGGTACAGCTGTTACCAGTTATAATTACGAACCTGGTGGTTCTGGTGGTTCCGGTATCGTGTGTTTCCGTGACGCGCAGGAGTTGCCGGAGTTGGCTGGGACGTGGGTGCTGAATGAGAGGTTGTATAACCCGGAAACGAATATCAAGGAAAGTTTTAATTTCACAACAGGGCCGAACACTGGCGCCGAATATCCCTATGAGGGTATTGAAGTACCTGCAAGTGCAACAGGAACAATGGCGTATACCAGGTACACCACTGCTCAAAACATCTATAACTTTTCCAACAACTCGTGGTATTCAAGATGGAAAACAATCATAATCCCCGCAGGTGCAACCGCTTCCGACGAGTTCCGCGCATGGCTGGCGAGTAACGCGACAAAACAAGCGTAAGGAGGTGCTGACATGGCTATTACAGGAAAACCCATCGCAATGGGTATCAGCGGGGGGACGGTGTACTTCCCGGTCAGCTACACGGCACGGCACAGCATGAGGGATGACGGAAGCGTGGTGCTGCTGGAAAGCGGACAGGCGACCTTTGAGAAACCCACTCCTGCAACAGTGACCACAGCAGACGGCAAGAGTGCCACGGCGGTGCTGGATGGCACATACGACGTGGCGATAGGCAGCGAGGGCGGCGCGACCTCTTTCGGTGACATCGTAAGCGGAGAGGGGCCTGTGACGCTGACAAAAGGAGCGTGAGATATGAGATACGCATTGGTTGAAAACGGGACAGTAACCAACATCATCGAAATGGACAAGCGGAACGAGCAGTTCTTTCCCTCCGCCGTGTACACCGGTGACAGGCCGGTGGGCATGGGGGACACGTACACGGAGGGCAAGTTCTACCGTGACGGCAAAGAGGTGCTGACGGCACTGGAGGAGGCCAACAACGAGATAGACAGCCTGACGCAGCAGCTGGGCGAGGCTGTGGAAACCATCTATCAGGCGGATATGGAGGTTATCGGATGAGCATGATTATCGGTAAAGCGTTAATTGCGGGGGGGGGGTACTGTTGACCGGTTAGATTTTACCTATACGGGGCAGTACAACGAGCGCCTTGAGGACGGCGTTGTGGAATTTCTGACAAGCGGTGTGCTTACGTTCAAGAAGGAAACGCCTATTGATGTATTCATGGTAGGTGGCGGTAGCAGTGGAAATAGCGGGCGAACTACACAGCCTGATAGTGACGCGGATGGAGCTGGTGGTGGGGCTGGTGGTTATACTAAAACGCTCCTAAATATTATTCCAAGAGCAAGGCAGGGATATCAGGTAATTATCGGCAGTGGTGGGGCTGAGCAGACAAGCAACCTGTCTTTTGGCAACGCTGGCGGGACTACTTCTGCGTTTGGTTCTTCGGTTAGTGGTGGAGCACCAAGGACCACCAACAGGAACGTTGGCGGGGATGGGGGTTCGGGTGGGGGCCAAGGCGGCGCCCGGACTGCTTCAAACCGAGGTGGACTTGCTGGAGGTGTGGATGGTGGAAACGGGGGCTATTATGACGCCGCAGGTTATGCAGGAGCTGGCCAAGGCACTACTACACGGGAGTTTGGGGAGGCAACCGGGAAACTTTATGCTGGTGGCGGCGGTGGTGGCTCTTCTAACTACAGTGTTATAGGCGCTCCCAATGGAGGTCAAGGTGGCGGAGGAGGTGGAGGTAATGGTGCAGGATACAGTACCAATGCTACTGCTGGAACACCTAATACTGGGGGAGGAGGTGGAGGTGGAGCGGGAAAAACAACTTCCTCTTCTTTAGAACGTGGTGTAGGCGCTGCTGGCGGCTCTGGCATCGTGTGCATCCGGCTGCACAAGGAAGCGTAACAACAAACTGAAAGGAGAACGACTATGTACAACATTATGACGAAGCTCATCAACAAGCGGTTCTACAAGACCCGTGAGGAGGCGCAGCAGAAGTGCGACGTGTTTTACGCCGTGGGGCGCATCACGGACGAGCAGTACACGGAGCTGTGTGCGCTGATCGAGAGCGTGTACGCAGAATAAGGGGCGGGGAGAATTACTCCCCCCGCCGGATGTAGGCTTCCTCGGCACGGATCTGTGCCTGTTTAAGTGCGGCAACGGCCTTTTCAAGCTGGGCAATGGCGTCGGTGACGGCGTTGAACAGGGTGAAATACTCGGGCATGGGAACACCTCCTTTCTGCAAGCAGGATAGCACAGGTGGCGTGTCAGAAACGGTCGAAGGGTGTCGAGGGTGCAAAAATAATTTGAGAGGAGAACGCGGCGAATGGAACCGTGGGTACAGGGAGTGCTTTTGCCCATCGTGTTGGCTATGCTGGCAAGTAACGGGCTGTGGGCGCTGATAGGGAAGCGGCGGGAAAAGAACAATGTGGAACGGAAGATGCTGGTGGGTCTGGCGCATGACCGCATCATCCATCTGGGCATGGTGTACGTGACGAGAGGGTACATCACGCAGGACGAGTACGAAAACCTCAATGACTATCTGTATCAGCCGTATGAAAAGATGGGCGGCAACGGCAGCGCAAAACGGGTCATGGAGGAAGTAAGGAAGCTGCCCATCAAGCGAGAGGCGTAAAGCCGGAAAGGAAGAATTATGAAACTGAGCAATCGTATGTATGACATCATCAAGTGGTGCGTTATCATCGTGCTGCCCGCTATTGCGGCGCTGTACTCCGGTTTGGCCGGTATCTGGGGCTGGCCGTATGCGGAGCAGATCGTGAGCACCATCTCCTGCATCACCGTTTTCCTCGGTGCTGTGCTGGGCATTTCCAGCGCCAGCTATAAGAAGGAGAAGGACCTGGGGGAAGCAGCATGAACGGCGCCAGTAAGGTCATCAAGATAGCCCGGGAGGAGCTGGGCTATCTTGAGAAGGCTTCCAACGACACGCCGGAGACACACTATCTCGACAGCAAGACCGCCAACGCCGGGGACAAGAACTTCACGAAGTACGCACGGGACATTGACGCCATCCCCCATTTCTATAACGGGAAAAAGCAGGGATACCCGTGGTGCACCACGTTCGTGGCGTGGGTGAACGTGCAGGCGTTCGGCGTAGCAGAGGCGAAGCGGCTGCAGAACCTGCCGGACGACAGTCTGGGCGCGGGCGTGTACTACCTGAAGCGGTACTTCAAGGCAGCGGGACAGCTGGGCAGCACCCCCAAGGTGGGGGCACAGGTATTCTTTGGCGACGATCACACGGGCATCGTGACGGAGATCGTGGGCAAGGGCTTCCGCACTATCGAGGGCAACACCAGCCCGCAGAGCGGCGTGGTGATCAACGGCGGCGGCGTGTACGAGAAGGAGTACGCCAGCGTGAAGTCCTCGTACACCTTCGGCTACCCGGATTATCAGGAAAGCGACGAGGACGCGCCTGCGGAGAAGCCGAAGATCTATCTGTCCCCGGCGTACCACCAGGCCAACCAGTGCTGCTATAAGCGTCCCGATGGCCAGCAGTGCTATGAAACCCTCGAGAACAACGAGTTTCTGGACATTTTGCAGCCCATGTTGGAGCGTTGCGGCTTTGACATCATGCGCGGCCCACGCCGGACGCCCATGAGCGACGAGTATGGCCCGGACTATATGTACCGCGCCATCAAGGAGAGCAACAAGTGGGGCGCAAAGGTGCACTATGTGTCCCACACCAACGGCAGCACCAACGGCCCCACCGGGTACGGCACGGTAAAGGGATTTTTGTCCATGTACCACCCCAGCAGCGCCAACGGGAAGAAGCTGGCGGAGCTGATGGTGAAGTACCGCAAGGCCATATACCCCCACGGCTGCCGGACCGCGACGCGGAGCGACCTGCACGAGCTGGACGACACGAATGCCTACGCCGTGTACCAGGAGCACGTGTACCACGACAACCCGGAGGACGCGGCGTGGTTCCATGAGCACATGGAGGATTGCGCCGTGGCGGACTGCAAGGCGCTGTGCGAGTTCTGCGGGCTGGAATATGTGGAGCCGGAGAAGCCGCAGGAGCCGGAACAGCCGGAGACACCGGAACAGCCGGCCGTGACCGAAACGTACACCGTGAAGGTGACGCGGAGCGCAGACGGGAAAAGCGGAACGTGGAAGATCGTGAAGTAAAACAAATCTGCTGGGCGGGAAAGAGCTACGACAAGCCGCCTCTTTCCCCGGCGTAAAGTCCCGCAAGCTCACGGCTAAAACCGTGTTATGGACAGCTACCACAAGCAGATACGGCGCAGATTGCAGAGCATGGCACCAAAGCGGGCTATTGCGTATGTTATGAGCGCCCAGCTACCGCCTGACGAAGCGGTGTGCGTTATTGAATGTGACGTGAAGCGGAAGAGCTATTGTGAAACGGCGTTACTGCTGAACGTGTCACCGGAAACGGTGAAGCGGTGCCGCAGGAGAGCGTATCAGAAATTTGCAGACGAAGAAAGAAGCCGCCCCCCCAAAAAAAGGGGGCCTTTCTCTTT